ATGTCAAAAATTGGTATTTTTTATGGTTCAACAACAGGAGTTACAGAAGATATTGCTAACAGAATAGCTGAAAAACTCGATGGAGTTGAAGTATATAATATTTCAGGTAATGAAGATAAACTGGGAGATTATGATGTTTTAATCTTAGGAACTTCGACTTGGGGATTCGGAGATTTACAGGATGATTGGCAGACGGCATTAGATTCATTATCCAGTCTTGATTTAAACGGTAAGAAAGTAGCATATTTCGGAACGGGAGATCAAGTGACTTTTGCTGATACATTCATAGACGGAATAGCAATTATACATGAAGAAATTCAAAATTCCGGAGTGACATTAGTAGGAGAAACTGATATAGACGGATATGATTTTGGTGAGTCCAGAGCAGTTAAAAATTCCAAATTTTTAGGTTTAGCTATTGATGAAGTAAACCAATCGGATTTAACTGATGAAAGGATAGAAGCATGGACGACGGAGTTAAAAAAAGTTTTATAAAGTATAATTATGAACTTTTTGCCCATCATTTATACGAGTTGGAAAAAGGACTAAGACATTTAGTATTACATACAGCACCTATTGAAGCTGTTAATGATATGGTAAGAAAACTGGAAAAAAACGATGTTACTTATCACATACAAGAAATAAATGGTGATAAAATAAATTTATTTTTCGGAGAAAAAGAGTGTGTGGAAACAATAAAAATGTTCAATAACAAAGCTCTTAATAAATATACTCCTGAAGAAGATTTTATATTAGGCATTTTATTGGGTTATGATCCGTTAAAGCAAACAAAAAGGTACTTAAAGTTTAAAGATAAGATTTGACAGAAAATGGGGAAGATAAGTATTTTAAAAATTTAAAATACTTATAAATACAAGATAATTAAGATATTTTTATAAATAAAAATAAGTCTAATAAAAAGACGGGAAACACATTAAATGTGGTTTTAGCTATATTTATATATAACTAAAATAAATCAATTTTCACGAGTTGATTTTCTCTCCAAAAAGCAAATAAGTCGGCGTATCCACAGCGTCGGCTTTTTTGCGTATATAGATTTTAAGGGGTTTAGAGGATTTTTATGTTGATGTCAGAATGGTTTATTTTTACCGAAAATTCAAATAAATAACATAAAACTTCAATATTTTTAAGTCGGGTAGGTATACCGTAGGTACACTTTGAGAATACTTTATAAGATAATAACTTCAATATTTTGAAGTCATATGTTTTGAAAAGTATTTTTTTAAAAAGCAGGTTTTTATAAATAACAAAAAAGCACTTTTTTTAAAGTGCCTTAGTTAAATATTTTTATCTTATTTATACTGTTTTTTATAGTTTCAATATCATTTTGTATATAATAATCTTGTGTTGTTTTTATATCGGTATGTCCCATTAAGTCAGTAATAATAGTTTCACTTATATTATTTTTTTCTAATATACTCGCTAATGTTCCTCTTGTGTCGTGGGGGACATGACTCATCCCTAAACTTTCCATTAATTTTAAAAAATGTACTCTTATTGTTTGTACGCTATTAGGAGTATTTTTGTGTTTTTCTGTAGGTCTTTTATGTTTTATGCATATAAAATAATCGTTGCTTGATTGCTCCAGTATTTCTTTTGTTATTTTTAGTATGTCGTTGTGTAATGGAATAATTCTATTTTTGGATTTTTCAGTTTTATTTCCCATATTTTTTATTACTCCATTAATCAAATCTACATTTCTTTTTTTAAGGTTTGCCATTTCTCCTATTCTTAAACCTGTATATATCATAAATAATACCATTTTAGAATTATATAAATCACTATTTTCCCATAATCTTTTTATTTCTTCTATAGTAAATATAGATTTTTGTTTTACAGGTTTATGGGTACCTATTTTAATAGGTTTAGCTCTATTTAAGGGGATATACTCCATTTGAACAGCATATTCAAATACCATAACTAAAAATCTTTTTATTTCAATTTTACTTCCACTCGATAAATTAATTTTATTAACTAACTCTTGTAATTGAGGAGTTCTTATATCTTTTATTAATAAATAATGCAGGGGTTTACAATGATTAAATTTAAAATAGTAACTATTGTAAGTTTTATCTGATACACTCCCTTTTTTCATTTTCAGAAAATACTCGAATAATTCCTGAAATGTTACATTAGAGCCGTCAATGTCATAAGGATTAAATAAATATTCTTCCAGAACTTTTATAGCTTCTTTTTTTGTTTCATAATAACCTAAACTTTTTCTGTCTTGTTTTCCATTTTTATCAAATCCTACAGTTACCCTTACAAGATAAGGTTTTCTTAACTTTTTATTTTTAATTTTTATGATACTTCCGCTACCATTCTTATTTTTTATTGTCACTTTATCACTTTCCTTTATTTTTAAAATATGATAAAATAATTTAAAAGATTAATTTTATAGACACTTTGCCAGAGTGTCTTTTTATTTTATCTTAGTTGAAGAATATTTCAATTGTTTCTTTATCATCTAAATTTAAGATTTTTCTCAACCTTTTCACTTCTCTTAAAAGTAATGGCTGTTTCTTGTTAAGTTTCTGCGTCATAGATGTTTCACCTATTCCGATTTTGTTAGCTAAGGTCTTATAGTTAAACCTTTTTTCTTTTATTTTCCCTTTTAATTTATCTGCATTCATATTTTACTCCTCCAGTAATTCTCTATTTTCGTAAATATTCCCGATTACTTCTAAAAATCTTTCTTCGCAGTTGGATAACTGTTCTGTAAAATATCTATTTTCTAATATATAGCTGCCGTATTTGTATTTAACAACACATTTGTATTCTTCTTCGGAGTCGTTAAGTATCACAATATCCCCTTCATAAATTTCTTTCCCTCTTTTGTCTTTAACGCCTGTGTACTGCGTTATTATAAAATTTTTTTGTTCCAGTTCATTCATAAAATCTCCGCCACCTTCAGAACTTTCGATCCATTCAAATAATTCCCCTTTGGTATTCAAGACGTACTCTATTTTCACATATCCGTCATCATAACTTTCTAAAAACTTATTACCCTGTTTATCCCATATCTTAAATTTAATTTCTCTCATCTTCTTCCTCCAGTACAGATTTTAGAGTTTTTAGCTCTACTTCTTTTATATAAGCCATCAGATACAAACCACACTTTGAATAATTTAACAGGTCTTTCTCTACCTGTTTTATTTCTTCTTTTATTTCCTTTTCTGTTTTCATTATTCTTTCTCCCATTCTGCTATATTTTGTATTTTAATTCCTCTTTTTTTGCACTTATCACAAGTAATATAACCGTAATATAATGTAGTTTCCTCACATTCGATTACTGTTCCTTGCTTGTCAATTTTTGTTAAATTTAAATTTCCCTTAGTGGGTTGTGAAAATAGACAACCCCCGCAATTTTTGCATTTCCAACTCATTTTTACTCCATTCTTCAATCACCCCCCTATTTTTATTCAGAGAATTCTATTTTTATTTTTTCAATTTCTTCTTTTATTCTTTGTAATTCTTTTTCTTCTCCCAATAATAAAGCATTTAGTAAATCAAATATTAAATTTATTGATTTTTTATCTTTGAATGTAAAATCATCACATATATATCTATCTTCATGTTTTTCTCCTACTCTTATGATAATTTGGGTAGGTGAAGTAATTCCTGTATTTTTTTTTCTGTTTAGATTTCTTTCAATTTTATCTTTATCATTGAAAAGAATATCTATTTTATCTTTTTCTTTTTGTTTCATTTTTTCTCCTATGCCCTTAAAGCTTTAATATCTAATGTAAGATACTTTAATAATTGAGAACCTAACTTTTTACATTCTTTATAGATGTCTTTGTAGTACATTTTATTTTTCATACTTTCAATCATTATTTTAGAAAATAAATCTTCTAATTTTCTAATATATAGCAGAGTTTCGACATCTATTGTTTCTCTCATACCGCTTTCTATTCCGACAAGTTTATTTGTCAATTTTGAATAGACTATATATAATTTATCAGCATTTTTACTTCCTTGTGACCTTGCATACGGTATAAGTTCGGCTATCCTATCAGTTTCGCTTCTTCTTGTGAGTTTTCCTTGTTGCCTTGTTAGTAGCCATTCACTGTTACTTCTGTTCAGTAACATTAATTTTAATTGTTCATTCTGTTTTTCAAGCTTTTCAATATATTCAAATACTTTTCCTCTTACATATCTACTTTCTTTAGTTAAAAGCCTTAATGCTTGTTTCAAAGTCAATATATACATAGGTTGTTTTTTATTTTGGGAATTTATGTATGAGGACTGTACTATAAATTTCAGTCCTATTTCTTCCCTTATATTCCTTAACAAAGTATTATGACTTAATTCTGTATAATTTCCTTCTTCCTTTCTCAATCTATTTATCAAATCTACAAGCTCTAAGCTTGTTATAGTTTCTTTTGATTTTATTATCAATTCATTCATTTTCATTCACTCCTTATTCACTTTTCTTTTTTTCTTCTATTTTTTTATATATTATTTTTAATTCATTTAAATTCATATTGTCTAAATCAATTAATTCTTTTCCATTTAACACTTCAATCTGTTCTGTATCTGTTAAATTAGAAATGTTGTCTATTATAGCTTTTATAGCGTTTTCTTTTCTTTCTTTTTCAGTTTTTTCATTTTTCTGTTTTTGTGTTTTAGTCTGTTCTTTGTTTTTATCCTTATCGATAGTTGCTTCTGTCTCGTCATTTATGATTATCTCAAGAGCATTGTAATAACAATATCTTTTTAGATATGTATGAGTAGAACCAATCTGCTGTAATCCATTCTGTCCTTTCATTTCTACAACTATTTTAGGAGTTGTGAAAGTTTCTTTTTCTTCTGTATTTTCTGAATTTATTATGGTTAAAATCCCTTCATTTTCTAATAAATCAAATTTAGAAAAAAGTTTTAGTTTTAAAAATATTTCATTTACTTTAGGCAAAAAATCTTTTAATTCGAAGTAATCAAAATTAGCAAATTTATTATATCCGCTTTTTTTAAGTCCCATTTCCTGCAATTCAACCCTTGCTTTCTGTAATTTTTCGTATATATTCATTGTCTTTTTCCTTTCCATCTATCATTTTCTTCTTTCAGTTCTTTATTCATAGATTCTAATCTTTTAGCTATGATCTTTAAATATTCTATTTCTTTTTTTTGATTTTCTAAATATTTATTAAACATTATTCCTTAATCTCCTCTATGCTGACGAAGTTTTTGTGGACTTCCACTTCTCGTCCAAATTCATCTTGGAATATTAAATATTCCCCGTCCATTATATAAGTATCTACATAATAAATCACCTCTTTTATCCTTATTTTGTACCCCTTAGGGGGGTCTTGCTTTTTAATTACAAATATAAGAATTATATTTATTGCAGCTAAGAATGTTACTAAGGCTAAACTTTCCCATATAAATCTTTTTGTTATCATTTTCATCACTCCTTTATTTCTTTTATTTTTTAGATCCTTACTGGTTATCAATTATTAGTATTTTTTATTTCATGCCGCTATACAACTTTTCCAATGCCTGCATTGCTTCAGTTGCTTTTGGATGATTACATTTATCAGGGTGAATAAGTTTTACAATTTCCTTATACCATCTTTCAGCAACTTTTTTGTTGCTGTAATGAGTAATATTTACTCCTAAAAAATCAAGTTGTAATTTTCCTTTAAGCTCCACCAAATAAAATATATACTTAGAAATTTCATCTTTAAAATAATCGTTCATTTTTTATCTCCAATCTATAATCATTTTATCGCCTTTTTACAGTTTAAATATCATCATTAGTGACTCCTATGCGGGGGATTGCTCCCCCTATATATATTAAAACTTTTGGATTATACAAATTTTCCGCTTAAATCCATACCAGCATATCTCTTAATGCGGTAAGTTTTCTCTCCTATTTTATTTTTGCTGTAAGCTATAAAGAAATACAATGTGCCTATAGGAGTTTTAACACTTATTCTTCCGTCGTTAGTTATTGTTTCTCCGACTTTTATATGTTTATTTACAATTCCTCTTACCTTTCTTGTGAGTTCAGAAGTATCATCACTTCTTAACTCAAATACTTCCCTCTTAATTCTTCTTTTCAGTGTTTTCATATTTTTATCTCCCTTTCTTATATATTTTTTTTCTATTTTTTTTACGTTCTTCAGTTTCCCTATTACTTATTATGGTAGACTTTTTAGGTTCTACCACAAAAGTAACTTTGTCCCATATTTTTTGTAATTCTTCCTTTTCTTTTTTTGTCATTTTAAGCCACCTTCTTCATAGTTACCAATACATCAACGATTTCATCTTCCGTGATGTACTCTTGATTTCCGTTATCATAAGTGTGTATACCCGTTATTGTGCTTACAACGGCTTCTTTTTCGTACTCAAATGTTTCAAAAGTTTCAAGTACAATCATTGCTTCTTCAGTCGTATATCCGTCATTTATCCACTCCATTAGCCAGTTATTAAGCCAAGATTGAGTGTATTCAATCTCGTATTCGTCGTTTAGCTGTAGCTCTCCATTGTTTACCATTTCAAGTATTATCTCTTCTGTTAATCTTTCCAGTTCTTTTTTGTTCATATCAGGCTCCTTATTTATTTAACTTATTTTAGTTAAACATAAATTTAAAAAAATAAGTTATATCTATTTTCTTAACTTATTTTAACTTATAAAAAGTTAAAAGTCAAGTCTTTTTGTAAAAAAATTTAGTTTTTTTCGTAAAATATGGTAAAATTATAGTAAAATATATTGGGAGAAATAAAATGGAATATAAAATAGCAATTTTTTTAAATGAATTTTTAAATGGAAAAGAGATAAATGTTTCAGAGTTATCTCAAAAGCTGGATATAAGTAATGCTTATATATCCTATATCAAAAATAGTGAAAGAACAGCTTCTAAAAAATTTATTATGAAACTGGTAAGTAATTATCCTTATCTAAAAAAAAGAGAAGAAGAGCTACTGTTATTGTTAGAAGAAGACAAATTAAAAGAAAAATTGTTAAAAATTGAAAAGAGCAGAAAAAAAATATTAGGGATAAAAGATATAGAAGAAAAGAGTAGCGATGAATTAACAAATTTGTTAAATATATTGGATAATGAAGAACAAAAGGAAGTTTTAAATACCTTAATCAAAGAAGTAGAATTATTAACTTTTAAGAATGGGAAGTATGAAGAAGTAAAAGAATTGATAGAATTAACAAAAGAAAAAATAAATAATCTAAAATAAAAGGAGTGATTGCTTATGGAATTTAAGGACAAAATTGAAGAGCATGTAAAGGTTATTAGAAAGTATCAGAACGAAGATTTTAAGGAAGAGCAGACGAAAATGTACTTGATAGCACCATTTTTAAATTTATTGGGATATAATGTGTTTAATCCTGATGATGTTATAGCTGAATTTGTAGCAGATATAGGAGAGAAAAAAGGTGAAAAAGTAGACTATGCTTTAAAAGTAAATGGAGAAATTGAAATTTTAATTGAAACGAAACCTATGGCAGACGATTTAAGCAATCATGATATTCAGCTTAAAAGATATTTCCATGTTACAAAGGCTAAAATAGGAATACTAACAAATGGAGTAATATATAAATTTTTTACGGATTTAGAAGAAAAAAATATAATGGATAATAAACCATTTTTATCAGTAAATTTTTTAGATTTGACAGAAGACAAAATACCCGAAATAAGAAAATTTTCTAAAAGTAATTATAACCCGGAACAAATTTTAAATAATGCTGAAATACTTAAATATTCAAATGGAATGAAGAATTATTTGAGTAGACAACTTGAAAATCCCGATGACGATTTTATAAAAATAATTGCAAAAGAAGTTTATGATGGAAGGTTAATGCAAAGTAAAATAGAAGGTTTTAAAGTTATTTTCAAAGATACTTTTAAAACATTTATTAATGATTATGCGAGAAGAAAGTTTGAAAGAGTATTAGAAAATAGCACTAAGGAAAATATTGAAGTAGTAGAAGAAATGACAGAAGAAATTGAAGAAAATCCTGAAGATAAAATAGTTACAACTGAAACAGAAATGGAAAGTTATTTTATAATAAAATCAATTTTAGGAAAATATACAGACTTAGATAATATAACTTTTAAAGATACAAGAAGTTATTTCAGTATATTATTTCAAAATAACACAAGAAAATGGATTTGTAGAATATTTACAGGGGTTGAAAAAATAGTCATAAGTTTTCCAACAGATGAAAGACGTGATGGTGGTGCTGTAGTAGAAGAAAGAACCCAGATGGATTCTTTAAAAGAATTATACAAATTTGAAGAAAAACTGGTTGAGATATTGAATAAATATATTGAAGAGAAGTAGGAAGAACAAATTACAAAATCACAATATTTCTGAGAAATTTCCGCTAACATTTTTGTGATTTTAGGAATAGGAAATTAGGAAAAACAATAAATATAATGAGATAGAGGATTTAATCAAGGAAGTAAAAGTGAAGATAGATGAATTATAAAATAAAAGGAGTTGTATAGTATGTTGGAAAATATTTGGAATTTTTTAAAAGGAATTTTTGGCGGAGCAGAAATAAATAATGAAAACAATATTACTCAAATAAATAAAGTAAAAAAAAATAAAGATAGCATTGTAAATATCAATCAAATAAATAACGAAAAGGGAAAAAATAATGAAAAAAGATAAAATTCAGCAAGAAATAAATATTTCAAAGAATAAAAATAGTGATATTACAGTAAATCAAACCAATAATTATTATCAACCGTATAATACAATTGAATTTAATGAAGAAAGATTTAAAAATACAATAGAGTTATTTTTAGAAAATAAGGACGAAATTATTGAAGAAGATAAAGATAAGTATCAAAATTTCAAAAGAAATCAAGCAGAAAAACATAAAAAAAATAATATGAGTCCAGAGTATTATGATCAAGTAATATTGGGTGGTGATATAGAATATTTCTCAGAGATTGACGCATTTTTTAAAAATAAGAGAAATTTGCTGTATAAAAAAAATTATGAAATTGTAGCTAAGGACTTAACAAGAGATTTTTTTTCGAAAAAACAAAAAGATAAAAATTATAATATAATAGAACATATGAGTAAAATTAAGGGTGAACTATTGCAAAGAATAGGAAAAAATGATAGTATGGAAGTTGAAAAATATATTATAATATTTTTACATTATATGTATCAAGAATGTGATTATGGAATAAAATAAAAAAGAAAGGAGGATATTATGATAAGACCAGATAAATTTATGGATTTAAAAACATCTGTGTTATTTGTATCAGGAGAAATTATAAAACAAATTTTAAAAAACAAAAATAAAAGAATAAAATATTCAGATTTGTATAATTTTTTTTACGAGAAATATAAAGAAGATACAGAATATAATTTCCCTCCTGCTCTTAATTTTTTATTTTTGCTAGATAAAATAGAATACTCTCTTTCAAAAGATGAGGTGAGATTAAAAAATGAAATTAGTTAAAATTTTTTCTAATAAAAAAGAATTTAAAGAAATAGAATTCAATGAACATTTTAATATAATAGTTGGAAAAAAAACAAGAGAAACAAATGATGAAAATAACAAAAAAAAAGACAGCCATAATTTAGGAAAAACATCATTAGTAAATTTAATTGATTTTTTACTATTAAAGCGGATTAATGAAGAAAGTATTTTTAAAAGACATTTTAATTTATTTAAAGAACATATTTTTTATTTGGAACTATTACTTGATAGTGGAAAATATCTTTTAATTAAACGTAGTGTGGAAAAAAACTCGAAGATATCTTTTGCTTTATTAGAATCAAAATTAAAAGAACTAGACGAAGAAAAAATTGTGTGGGAACATGTAGACTTACCTTATGAAAAAGCCAAAAAATTATTGAATAATGTTTATTTAGATTTTAATGTCTTAAAAAAATATGATTATAGAACATATTTAAGGATGATTTTTCTTAAAGATAAAGATTCTTTTTCTAAAAAAATGAAAAATCCATATAAAGGTTCAGACTTTGAATGGAAAAATAAATTATTGTATTTATTTGGCTTTGATAATCATATTTTTGAAGAGAAAAAAGAGTTAGAGGAAAAGTTAAAGGTTCTAAAAAAGGAAAGCCCCAAAAATATTACCACAATGATAGATAAAAAGAGAACTGAAATTCTTGAATTTGAAGACAATATCTCAGAACTTGAAAAAAATATAGATGTTCATAATGATTATTCTTTTGACAAAAATGTAACAGAAGAAACTGTTAAAAATATTTCCAGTGAGATTTCTAAATATAACCAAAAAAGATATAATCTTTCTATTGATATAGAAAAAATAAGCACAGCATTGGAAGAAGAAATAAACGCTATTGATTTGGATCAATTAGAAAATGTATTTAAGGAAGTTAATTTATACTTTCCTGAACAATTGAAAAAGAATTATAAAGAATTGATAGAATTTAATAAAATAATTTTTGTAGAGAGAGAAAAAGCCTTAAAAAATAAATTATCAAAATTATCTAATGAATCCAATGAAGTAAATCAAAAGTTGGAATTTTTAAATAAACAGAGAGAAAAAAATATAAAAATTTTAAATGAAAATGAGTTTTATAAAAAGAAAGCCAAAGAAATAATTGAATTAGAAATTCAAAAAGAGAAATTGGAAAAATTAAAAATTGAATTAGAAGAACTAGAAAAAAAACTAGAAAACATTACTGAAAAAACAGAAATAGAAAATAAACACAATACTATTGTTAGTAAATTAAAAATAGAAGTATCAAGAGATAATGAAACTTATAATGATATAAAAAAAATATTTCAAAAGATAACAAAAAAAATTTTTCCAGAAAGAAATGGAAGAATAATAATAAATTTGAACAAAGAAAATAACCCCGAATTTGATTTATATTTAGAAGATAAACTTGAAAACAGAACATCTGAAGATGATGGCGGAACATATAAGGGTATTCTAATGGCTTGTTTTTGCTTGTCAATAGCTAGTTATTATTCTCGATTTAATTATCACAAATTTTTATTTCAAGATGGTATGTTAGAAGGCGGAGATAATCGGAAGAAAAAGCTTCTCATAGAATTGATAAAAGAACTTTGTGTAGAATATGATTTACAATATATTACTACTGCTATTGAAGACGAAATTAATGACAATGAAGTAAAAAAACTTCTTGATAAAGAAAATATAATTGCCAAATTAACAGATGAAGATAATGGAAAAGGTACGTTGTTTGGATTTCAATTTTAAGAGCCTAATGGCTCTTTTCTTTTTTGTGAAATAATTATAAAAACAAACTTGACTTTATTACACAATATTAAGTATAATAATATTGAGGTGGTACTATGCCGATGACGTCAAAGGAAATGATTAAATTTCTAAAAAAGAATGGCTTTGTTGAAATACAAGGTGGCAAAGGTTCTCATAGGAAATTTATTAATCATAGTACTGGTAAAATAACGATAGTTCCGTATCACTCAAAGGAATTGAAAAAGGGTATGGAACAAGTTATTTTAAAACAGGCAGGACTAAAAAAATAGTCCTCCTGTTACTTCTCAAAAATAGGAGGTAATATAATGGTTATAGTTTATCCTGCAATTTTTCATAAAGCGGTTGAAGGAGGTTATGTAGTAATATTCCCCGATTTAAATAATGGTGCTACACAAGGAGAAACACTTGAAGAAGCTATAGAAATGGCACAGGATTATATTGGAACTTATTTATATGATGATTTTTTGAATGGAAATGAATTGCCGAAAGCGAGTAGTATAGAAGATATAAAAATAAATTTGGAAGAAGAAGAAAAGGAATATTATAGGGAAAATGAGAGTTTTACTTCTTTAGTAAACTTAAATATGAAAAGATATGTTAATGAATGCAAAAGCCAGACAGTAAGAAAGAATGTTTCAATTCCGAGCTGGTTAAATGAAATGGCTAAAAGAAGTAATATAAATTTTTCAAATGTGCTTCAGGAAGCATTAAAACAAGAATTAGGTATAGATTAATAAAGGCTCTTAGGGGTCTTTATTTTTTTATACAACATTTTATAATTTCGCTTGATTTTTAACAAAAAATAAGTTAAAATAAATTGAGGTGATAAAAATGGATACAAAAGAATTTCATAGAAATATATATGTCAATTTGGAAAATGAAATTGTAAAATCTGGATTAAGTAAAAAAGAAATTGCAAAAAAATTAGGTACTGAAAGTTCGAATGTATCGTACATTCTAAATAAATTAAAAAATGGAAATACTATAAATACTAAAACTTTAGTGAAATTTTCAAAAGTATTGAATATTTCTATGAAAAATTTTTTTAAACAATAATTTAACTTAAATTAAGTTAAAAAAGCTCCTAAATTTATTAAGGAGCTTTAATAAAATTATTTTTTCAAAATAGTTTTCAATAGATCAATAATTTCTTTTAATTTTTCGTCGTTATTCTTAGCCATTGAGACCACTCCTTTTTATAAGTGTACATTAAGGCTAAAGAAAATCAAGAAAGGAGGGAGAAATAGGAGGTGAAAATATGAAAGAATTATCAGTTGAAAACGAAAAAATAATACAAAAAAAGCACCCGAAGGTGCAAATAAAATACTATTATAGGGCAATTATAACATTATTGCTCCTGTAATTCAAGAGGTGAAAAAAGTGGCTAAAAAAACAGTAAATAAAAAAACAAATTTTACAACCATACATAACAAATTAATAAATGATGATAACATATCTTTAAAAGCTAAAGGAATAATGCTTTATATGTTATCAAAGCCTGAAGATTGGAATTATAATCCTAAAGAGATAGCAAAAAATTCAAAAGACGGGTTAGATTCTGTGTATTCGGGGATAAAAGAGTTAATAGAAGCGGGATATATAAGCAGAATACGGCATTCTGACGGAACGGTAGATTATTTTGTTTTTGAAGATATAGAAGAAAATGATGTAATTGATTTTTCTAAAAAAGAAAGTCAAAACCCAAATCGGGAAAACCCAAATCGGGAAAACCCAAATCGGGAAAACCCAAATCGGGAAAATCCCGATGTATATAAAAGAAAGAATACTACTAAAGAAAGAATAATACTAAATATTGAATATACTAAAGAAAAAAATACCAAAAAAGAAATTGAGGATTTTATAAATTCACAAGATAAAACTGAAGAATATAAAAATCTTCTGTTTGAATTCGTCCGATATAGGAGGAAAATAAAAGATAGTGTAAAAACAACGGGTCCTATTAAATTGTTGTTAAAAAATTTTAGTGATGAAGTTGCTTTAAAAGAAGCTTTGGAATACATGGACTTATATAACTGGAAGACGGCAGAGCCTGAATGGATAGAAAATAAAAAACGAGGAGGCAAGAATGGGAATAGTAACAATGTCGGAAATGGTAAAAAACAAACAAGAAAACCCGACTACAATATCGAAGCAGACTTCTAATATGGTAGAAACTGTGAGTTTTGGGATATTCGATAATGAAAGAAATAAAAAGTTGATAAATTATTATAAAAATATTTCGACATTACCCAGAAAAATTTCAGAATGTACATTTGAAAAATCGGTTGTGAAGAGCGAAAAGGAACTGGAAATAAAATCTAAGCTTGAAAAATACTGTGAAAATTTTGAAAAAGCTTTAAAACATGGGATAGGATTATATCTCTATGGAAAAAGAGGAACAGGAAAAACATTTTACAGTCTGTGTATTTTTAATGAATTATCAATCAGATACAGGGTTTATCGTACAAGCTTGATGGAAATAAATAACAAGATAAAAAGTTCTTTTCAGGACAAAAATACAACGGAACATGGAATTATTAATGATTTACTGAATGCGGATCTCATAATTTTAGATGATTTAGGAAAGGAATATCTGAGCGAAAGTTGGGGAAAAGAGAAACTGTTTTATATTTTTAACAAGCTTTATGAAGCAGAAAAATGTTTGATAATATCAACGACTTTAGATATGGAACAGATGAAAGAGTATTTAAGTATTAATGGAAGTGATGATGTATTTGATAGGGTGACCGAAAACTGTAGAAGCTTAAAATTTGACTGGGAAAGTAGACGTAAAACGATTAAAGAAGAAATCAAAAAGGAGATATTCGGATGAAAACAATAACAGAAGAAGATGTGAAAAAATCTAAATTGGAAAATAAGGCTATGAGCCTAAGAAGAGAGCAATTGGAGAAAGAGGACAGGGAGTTATTCAAGAAAATTAATAAAAACATCGAATTAATACAGAAATGGGAAAGAATATGCAAAAAATAAAAGTTTATTTTATGGAAATTACTGATTTAAACGGTCAGAAACATCAGATAAAATCCTTAAATTACGAAGAAATATTTAAATTTCAAAAAAGACATAAAGGCAAGGTTGCAGGAATACATAAAGGTAGGAAGTTAGTTACAAAGGAAAAATTAAAGGAAATAAAAACAGAACATTGTTTTAAATAGGAGGAGTGGTAGTGACTACGAAAGAAATTGAAAATAAGCTTTTTAAATATTTCCATAAGAGCATAGCTGTTATTGATAAAATAAAAGGATTACACGTAAACGGCATACAAGAAATAAACGGCACTCTTATGAGAATACAGCCTGTTATCTTTCACGAATGTGATATTTTAGCAGTTTCAGAAGCAGGATATGCGACAGAAGTTGAAATTAAAATCTCAATATCTGATTTAAAAGCGGACTTCAAAAAAGAGCATAATCATAAATCGGAAGTAATTAAAAACTTTTACTACTGTGTTCCTGAAAACTTGCTTGAAAAAGCTTTGCCTATAATTCCCTTAACGTGCGGAATATTACTTGCAACGGAAATAGGAATAAAAAAGTACAGAACTTGTAAAAAAAATAAAAAAGCAAGGGCTATGTCTGAAAGAGAGATAGCGGAAATATGGAGATTATCCATGTTCAGATATTTAAATTCAAGAAAATAAAAATAAAATTCAGGAGGAGAAAATTATGTTAGCAGATGTAGTAGTAAATTTTATGATAGAAAAATGTAGAAAAACTTATAATTTGGAGAATGCAATTTTAAAAGAAAAAACTGTAGCAGATAACAAAGTTAAATTTAAGTTTGAAAAAAAGGGGGGGCTTAAATTACAGGTTGAATTTGGAAATGAAGATATATCAGATATAATTTACAATAATTTTTTAAATGAAGCTGAAACTGAAAATATAACTGCCGGAGAATTTAAAGCACGTCTGAATGATCATTTAGAATTAAATGATGTGGAAACCGAAGAAAAGCTAAATTCTTTGGTATATGAAATAATTGAAGATGTTAATAGTGAGAAGTTATTTAAGAAAAATAAAGGCGGTAAGTATGATTAAACTTGAATTACCAATGGCACCGCCAAGTGTAAATACGATATGGATAAATAAGCCGAAAGGAAGATTTAAATCTGTAAAAGGTCGTGAATTTGATAAAAGGGCAAAACAAGAAATAGCTATTCAGTATTTGGGAAAGCCCTTAAGAGGAAAGCTAAAAGTAAAAATAAAACTTTTTTTCAAGGATAATAGGAAAAGAGATATAGACAACTACAATAAGGGAGTACTGGACGCAATGACAGGATTTATTTATGAAGACGACAGCCAAATTGATGAATTATTTCTTGTGAAGAAAATAAATTGTGGATTTGATAAAGTTGAAATATTTATAGATGAGATTAGCGAAGAAAAAATGACATTATTTTAGGAGAACTAAAATGACTGAATTAATAAAGATAGAAAAGAAAATAAATGAAATAACAAGTTTAGAATTATTGGAGCAAATTAATGTTTTTAGGAAGCAGGAAAATAAAAAAGAACAGAGTCACAGCGATTTGTTAAAAATAATAAGAGATGAATTTGAAGATGAAATAGCCGAAGGAAAAATTTCCCTCGGCTCATATAAGGATAAAAATAATCAGAGCAGACCACTTTATATTCTAAATTTATCGCAGGCAAGACAATTATTAGTTAGAGAAAGCAAATTTGTAAGGAAAGCTGTTATAAAGTGGATAAATGGATTAGAAAAAAGAATAAATGATCCTTATTTTCAACTTTCTCAATCTGTAGTTTTTGCTAATAATCTTATTGAGCAACGAGAAAAAGAGATAAAAGAATTGACATATAAGGTTGAAGCTATTGAAAAGGAATTGGAACACAAGAAAGAGATTATAGCAGGTGTTACTGAAAATATAGACTTGTACCAAAAAAGAGAAATATTAGGAAGAGTAGTAAAACATAAAGGTGCTAATTTCAGAGAACGTTGGAACGAACTATACAAATGTTTCAGGGAAACATACCACATAGATTTAAAAGCCAGAATGGAGGGATATAACGCCACACTGAGAAATAAGGATAAATGTAAAAGTGTAGTTGAATATGCTGAAAAATTTGGTCATATAGATAAATTGTATAAAATAGCTTTAAAACTGTATGAAACAGATATGAGCGAAATTATAGAAAATATTAGAAAAGTAGCGTGATTTGCAAAAATAGGAGTGAAAAAATGGCGAATGCTGAAATCCTAAATAATGAGATAATAATAACTTTACCTGTTGAAAAAGTATATCCAGGATTAAAGCAAGAAATAGAGGAGTATTTTAATAATTTGCCTATTAAAGTACTCCCGATAAAAAAATTATCTGCTGCACAAAACGGACTTATACATGTACTTTTAAAACAGTTTGGAGATGAATTAGGATATACATTAATTGAAATAAAAGAAGTTATGAAAGAACAGTTTTCTATTTCAACGGATCAGTTAAATTTTTCTACTTCCTGTTGTGATATGGAAACGGCAAATGAATTTATATCTTTCATTATAGAGCAGGCTTTGGACTTAGGAATTAATTTATATATTCTTGGGAAACAGGACAAAAGATACAGGCATATTTTGGAAATTGATAAAATGACTGAAAGATACATTATAGCTTGTTTAAGAAAACGTACCTGTTGTATATGTGGTAAAAAACATGATGAATATAATACAGTTGACCTTGAGCATTACGATAATGTAAATACAATAGGCGGTTATGAGTTTGATGATGGTTTACAGACAAGATTTATGACTTTGTGTAGAGAACATCATTCTGAGAGACATTCGATTTCTGAAAAAGATTTTGAGAATAAATGGTATTTATCAGGAGTATGGCTTAATCCCCAATTAGTATATGAACTACTTCCTGTATATCCGAATCACTTTAAATTATTTAGGAAACGGCTCAAAGAGGGCTACTACGATGGGTTAATAGTGAAAAAATAAATAAAATAGGACAATGGGAATTGAATATTTTTTGTTTTAAAAAGAAACATTTTGGGGTATAATATAAAATAATAATTGTTATACAGCCGAGGTGAATTATGAGTGATTTGGAAAAAGATTATCTGAAATATGAAGATGGAGGAAAAAATGCTATTAAAGGATATAATTTTCAAAGCTATGCTGGAATATATTATATGTTAGTTTTATATAAGAATGATAAATCATTTAAAATAGGATTTGAAAAGAATGATGATATAGAAATACATTTGCTAGATAGTATTAGGTATAAAATACAAGTCAAAAGCTCTAAAAAAGGATTAACATTAAATAAAATATTAAAAACATCTGATAAAGAAAAATTATCAATATTTCAAAAATTGATATCGGATAAAACGTATGACTGTTATAAGATTTGTTTTCCGATTAAAGCATTTTCAAATTTTGAAAACTTAGAAAAATGTATAGATCTAGGAATAGGAGAAGAATGCAGGCATATAGAAAAGAATAAGGAAGTTTTAAAGTCATTGAAAGAGAAAGAGATAGATATAAAAAAAATAATATTACAAGAACTTCCTTTTTCTGAAAAACATGATAATGCAAAAAAATATATATTGGGATTAGTAAAGTCAGATATAAAAAAATTGAATTTGATAGCGAAAGTTTCGATAGCCTTGTTGGTGTAATTTACCAGTACTCCGCTATTGAAAATGATATAAATCAATATCTTGATAATACATATTTTAAAAAAATAGAAAAGCAGAATTTACTTCAAAAAGAGATAGAAAAGAATTTAGAGATTATAGAAAATAAAACAAATAGTATTGTAAAAAATAAATATTATAAGTCTATAATTGAAATCAGAACAAGAAAAGAAATTTATGAAAAGGAATTTGAAAATATTGAATTATTAGAAATTGGAGAAAAAAGATTTTATAATTATTTAGAAGATGAAATCAAAAGAATAGAGTTGACAATAAAAAAAGATAAGTATTTTATAGGAGCATACATAATTTTAAAATATTCGGAAAAGGTGACTGAAGTATGGAAATAAAAATTAAGAGAATAAAAATTATAGAGTTAGAGAGCAAAAAATTTGGGGAATATTTTTTTTCAGAAGGTGTAAATATTATAAATGGAGGAAACGGTTCTGGAAAATCAAGTTTAATAAAATCTATAATGTATTGTTTAGGATATGAAATAAAAAACTGGTCTACTAATTTCAAAGTGAATGGGATGATATTTGAATTAAGTATTACTATAAATGGGAAAGAATATTCATTAAAGAGATTTAGAGAATATTTTATTTTAAATAATAAAATAATGAAGTTATCAGAATATAGAGAAAAAATATTAAAGTGTTTAAACATAAAATTGAAATTGAGTTTATCTAAAGCAAATAGTGAAGTGATTCCATATCCTACAGATATTTTGATGTATAACTATTTAGATCAAGATTCTTCATGGGATGGTAAAATTTTTTACAATAATCATAAAAATTATAACATGTATGCAAAAAAAGAATTAGAAAAAATACTTTCATATTATTTGGGAATAAGCAATGATTTTATCAATGAATTGATTTTAAAAGAGAGTGATTTAAAAAGAAAATCTGATAGCTTAAAGCAGAATATAGAAAAATTAGAATACAGCCAAAAAATTTTAAATTATAATGAAGAAAATAAAATATCATTAGACATTAATGATTTTGAATTTGAAATTAAAGAGCTGGAAAAAAATTTGAAAAAGATTTATAAAGAAGAAAATATAGTTAAATATAAAATATTTGATACAACTAAAAAGATACAGGATATTGATTTAGATATCAGGGAATTGGAAGTAATTTATTCAGATTTGAAAGAAAAAAATAAAAAAACTGAAAAATTTGTTTGTAAAACTTGCAATTCAAAAATAAATCAAGAAATGTTTTTAAAAAAATATGATATAGAAAAAAATATGTATTCTATTTTTTCAATATACGAATTACAAATAAAAGAAAAAGAAGAATTAACAAAAAAATTGAAAAAGTACACGCAGGAAAATGAAAATATAAAAAAAGAACTCTTTAAAATTGAGGGAATTTTAAAAACTAAAAAAGAAAATATATCTTTAAAGGAAGTGATAGAAAGTAAAAGTAAAATAGAAGGAACAAAAAAAATAAATGAGTTTTTAAATAATTTTAAAAAAGAAAACAGCTCAATTCAAATTGAAATAAATGAATTGAGCAAAAAAATCAGAGAAGAAAAAAATAAAACGAAAAGTTTAACTGCAGAATATAAAAATAAATTTAATATATTGCTAGATGAAATAAATTTATTGTTTGAAAAAATAGATTTGGGACAAATGAAAGATAAATTTTTAGACTTTTCAAAAATGCCTGATACTGGGGCGGCTAAAAATTTATATTACATGTCAATTTATTTTGTTTATTGGAAATTATTAGATGAAAGTTCTATTGTGAAAGTACCATTTGTATTAGATACAATAATAAAAGATGAAATGGATATATCAAATAAAAAAAATATAAGCAAATTGATAGAGGAAAATGTTTTTACATTGAAAAATCAAATTATATTTGGATATACCGAAAAAGCAAATATAATATTGAAAAATAAATACAATAATATTATAGACCTGACATCTAAAGAAAGAGTTTGTGATAGAGAAATTACCAAAAGAGAAGAAAAATTTTTGGAATTTATACAAAAAAAGATAAAAGAATTAAGTGAGGAAAAGACCAAGTAAACGGGTATTTTTGTTTGCAAAATTAATCAAAAGTATTGAAAAAACACAAAAAATAGGGTATAATAAGGAGGTAAAAATGAGTATAAACAAAGAATTCAAGGAAATAGAAGAGTTTTTAAAAAGTAATAAAGTTGGAAGTGTTATTATTGAAAGAAAACCAAATGGAACAGTAACAATACAGAAGACGGAAACGGCACAATATAAGAAAGAGTATGCGAATAATAAGGCAACCTAATTGTGGATATTCCAAAACAATTGAATAAATTATAAATATTGAGTACATGAATATTAAGATGACCGTATTTATAGAGTTAAGGGTAAAACCTTGATTTTATAATTACGGTCATTTTTATTTAGTTCCTTCCTGAATTAATATAAAGAGTTTAAGAAGTAATAAAAAAATAAACGGTTGTGGTTGGTGGGAAAGTTTAAATTTGGAGGAAAAATGAAAATAGAAAAAATAAATATAAATGACATAAGCCCTATCATAATTGATGAAAACAATATGATACTTGCAGGACACGGGCGATACTTAGCATTGAAAAAATTAGGTTATGAGAATGTGCAGGTAATAAAGCACACTGATTTAACTGAAAAAAGGATAGGCAGTGTATGGACAGTGAGCAAAGACGCTTCAATAAATTATGTTCACCCGACTCAAAAGCCTGTTAAGTTATCAGCGATCGCCATTGAAAGCACGACAAAAGAAAATGAGATAGTGTTGGATTTGTTCGGTGGTAGTGGGAGTACATTATTAGCCTGTGAGCAACTAAATAGAAAAGCATATTTAATGGAATTAGAACCTAAGTGGGTGCAAGTAATAATAGAAAGATACTTAAGATTTACAGGAGAGGAAGAAGTAAAAATAAACGGAAAAACTGTAAATTGGGAAGAATATAAAAATGGATAAACAGGACTTAAGAGATCTATTAAGGAAGGAATACGAGAACGGTGCAGGAGTAACAGAGTTATCCCAAAAATACAACATAAGCATAAATACGATTAAGAGTTGGAGAAAAAGGGGTAACTGGAAAAAAAAACAAAAGAATGCACCCTCAACTAATGCACCCCCTAAGAGAAAAAATGCACCCCAAAAGATAAAGGGTGCAAATGAAAAAGAAATAAAAATAATTCAAGATGTCTTAGACGGTAAAAATAAAGAAGAAATAATGAAAGAAAACGGTATTTCACACACTACTTATTATAGAAAGTCTAAGAATGCAAGATGTCTAAGACTGGAACGCACCGAAAAGTATCTTGATAAGATAATAGATGAAGTGTATCCCGATTTAGAAAACTTGTTAAAGAATATTGAAATAAGTAAAAGGAACATACTTATAAATGCTTTAAAGGAAATAAAAGGGGAAACAGATGTTAAAAAAATTAATGATATAAAAAAGATATATGACAATATTAAATCAATGGGAAACGATTTAATAAGAACAGGGAAACTTTTGACTTCATTCGAGCTTCTGGAAATAGACCAGCAACTTTCAAATGAGGAGCTACAGCTGGAGAAAATAGAAGTTGAAAAGAGTAAGAATAAAATCAACAATGAAGATACGAAAATAGAAATTGAGTTGATTGAAGTATGAGAATAAAAACTGAAATCAATAAGCACTTTAAGGAATTTATCAAAGATAATGAGAAGAGCGTTTATTTTTTACTAGGTGGCTATGGAAGCGGTAAGTCATATAACGCTGCGCTTAAATTGATAATAATGTCTGCTATGGAAAAAAGAAAGATATTAGTAGTCAGACAGGTAAAAGAGAATTTAAGAGGGAGTTGTTTTGCAGACTTGGAAAGTAGTATTGAAACGTTAGAATTAAATAACTACTTCTATAGAACAACAAGTCCTTTAAGCATTAAATGCACGATAACAGGCAGTGAATTTATTTTTAGAGGATTAGATGATGTAAGGAAGATAAAGTCAATCAAAGATATTGACACAATCTGGATAGAAGAGTCAGACGAGATTGATTTCAAATCATTTAAGGAACTTAAAGCGAGATTGCGTTCAGTAAGAAACAGGAACGTAATTATACTCACTACTAATCCAAATGAGTATGGAGTGTGGACATATAAATACCTTATGTCAATACTCGATAAAGCTGGAAAGACTGAACTGGATTTATACAACGAAAGAATTATAAATATAGTTGAAGAAACAAAATTAAAAAGTGGGAAAGTATACAGTGAAAATATATATCTACATCATTCAGTATACAGCGACAATAAATTTCTTCCTGATGACTTTATAGCATTGCTGGAAAACGAAACAGATGATTTCCAACGGGCGATAAAGACACTGGGAAGATTTGGAAGTTCAGGGCAGAACATTTTTAGAAACATCAGACATATGGATCAGCAGAGAATAGAAAAAATAATTGCTGATAAATGGAACAGGTACACAGGCTTTGATTTTGGATTTGAGCATTCTTATAACGCGATTGTAAGAATGGTAATTGATGAAGAATTGAATGACCTGTACATTTATGAGGAATTTTATCAGAATAAGTTAACAGATCCTGAAATGTTAGAAACGGAAATAATACAAAAAATGATTGAAGAGAGCGAAGTTATATATGCGGACAGTGCAGAGCCTAAAGCGATAGCTTTCTACAACGTGAATGGTCTTTTGATTAATGCTGTTAAAAAGACAGCCGATGTAAGCAAGTCAGGAGTTAAGAAAATACAGTCTTTCAGAAATATATTTATTGATAAAAATGTGTGTCCGAATACATACAGAGAATTAACAGAAATGAAATGGTATTTGGATAAAAACGGACTTATTTCTAAAAATCCGAAGACACAAAAACCATTTAACATTGACCCACACACGTTTGACGCTATCAAATACGGAATAAGTGAATACACTCCGTACATTTTAAATAAAGACTACTATAAAAGAAAGGAGGAATAAATTGTTTGGTTTAAATTTTTTAAGAAAAAATAAACAGCAAATAATTTCTATAAATGAGTTTGGGAGAATATTTGACGGATTTTATAAGCAGGACAGTGAGAAGTTTTTGAATGAATTATATGACAATCCTTTTACATCAAGTGCAATAACTAGGATTAACGAGGCTATCAACAATCTTGTGTGGAGTACTTACAAGAAAGGACACAACGATAATATAACAGAAGTTAAAGATAGTTATGTCAACAGGACAATAAGAAGTCCGTCAAAAATATTAAATACGGATCAGCTGATTAATTATTTTTCGCTCTACTACATAATATATGGCGAATTACTTGTGTTAAGGCAAGATTTATTCACAAAATCTGAAATTATTCTTTTAAAAAAAGGAACGTATACAGTTGAATATGACGACCAAAACGTTCTGAATGGAATAAAAAGAATAAGAATAGGAATGAAAGAATACACAGGAAAACAGCTGGAACAGTTCACATATATTAAAAGCATTAATATATATGACAATGTTGCTGGTGCAGGGCACGGAATAAGCAAAGTCAAGTCATTAACAATGCTACATGCATATTATTGTTATATTACAGCCTGGAACGTTGGAATATTGAAGAATGGTGGTAAAAGGGAAATAATAGCACTGGTTAAACAGTTTCTTAGTCCTAAAAAGAAACAGGAACTTATGGAAGATATAAAAGAAAAATCAGGTGCAAAGAATACAGGAGTTCCTCTTATATTAGATGGAACAGATATTGACATAAGGAACGGAGATTTTACACCGAGAGATTTTGACTTTTTAACAGCATTAGATGAAATAAGGAACATTACAGCCAGTGTTCTGAATGTTCCTAGTATTCTTATAGGAGATAGGACGAACAGTAAATTCAACAACTACAAAGAGGCTAAAAAGGATTTATATACCGAAAACATAATTCCAATGGCTGAACAGATTGCCGAACATCTGAACGAAATATTTAAGGATAAGCTCGGACCGAACGAACGTATTGATTTTGATACTTCAAAGATTGAGGTTTTAAAAGAAGACAGGAATACAAAAATGGAAAGGCTGAACAATATCAGCTATTTAACCATAAATGAGAAAAGAGCAGAGCTGGAATATCCTCCTGTCGAAAATGGCGATGATATTTTAATAAATACAGGAACGACATCATTAAAAGAAATTTATGGAGATGTAAAGCCAGTTGAGGAGGAAGATGATGGCGAAAAAGCAGAAAACGAAGAAAATTAAGCTGACTAATTCACAGAAAAAAATAATTGCAAAAAGGCAGCTGAAAATGAGAAACAGGCTTATTTTAAGACAGTTTGGAAGATTAAGGACTGTCTTTAAACAGTTAAGAGGCGAAATAGATCCTGATGAACAATTATTTATAAGTGAGTTAGCATGGGAAACATTTAGCACACAGTTATACAATCAGCTAAAAAAAGGAATGCTTGAAACAGTCAATGAAACAACAAGTTTTCTAGTAACTCATAGAAATGTCAGTAAAGAGCTTATTCCTGCTATTAAAAACGACACTTTGAAGAAGTTTAGCGAAAAGGTAATGGCTCAAAAGGTAACAAATGTAACTCAAACTACTAAAAATACAATTAACAAAATAATTGTAAAAGGACAAGCAAGCGGAACAAATATTAAAGAAATAGCAAAGGAAATAACTGAAAAAGTTAAAGGAATGGAAAAAACAAGGGCAATGGTAATAGCTAGAACTGAAACAGCAACGACATCAACGACAACATATTTAGAGGGACTTATAAAGGCGGGTTTGCCAAAAACATGGCGTCACGTTGGAGGAGGCAAAACTGACAGACCAACTCATTTAGCTCTTGATAATGTAACAATTGAGGACGCTAGTGAACCATTTTCTAATGGAATGATGTGCCCTCATGATTTAAATGCAGACGTAAGTGAATTGATACGTTGTCATTGTGAATTAGTGTAAAGGAGGGAATATGGAAAAATTTAATAAAAGTGTCGAAATGGTATTAAAAAAAGACACAGAAGAAAAAGGAATAATCGAAGGACAGTTAATAACTCACAGTGTTATTGATAGTTACGGAGATTATTTCGATAAACAAGCATTGGATAAAGTAAATAAAGATAAAACTTATTTTTTACTGCATATGCACGAATGGAGCAAAGAACTTGGAACATTAAAGGTATATCAGGACGAAAAAGGAAATCTTAAATTTACAGCTAAACTTGATTTGTCTACTGATGAAAATGGAAATGCGATAAATAAGGACGCACAAAAAGTTTATTCGATGATGAAAAGCGGAGCAAATTACGAAATGTCGGTCGGTGGATTTCTGAAACAAAGGGAATGGGGAAAGATACAGACTGATAAAGGCGAAGTTGACGCAAGAATAATAAAAGAAATTGATGTTGTTGAGGGGAGTGTTGTATTAAAAGGAGCAGTGCCTGACGCAACAGTAACAACAGTTAAAAATGACAAAGGAGATGAAAATATGAATTTAGAAAATTTAGAAAAAGGGATTAACAAAAACACAGAAGAAATTGAAAAAGCGGGACAAAAATTAACAGAATTAGAAGAAAAAGCTAATAAAATAGCTGAATTAGAAGAAAAACTTAATAAATCAAGTGAAGAAATGGAAAAAATGGCTGGAGCATTAGATGAAGTAATGAGAAAAGGAATGGAAAATCCTGAAACAGTAAATAAGGCACAGAATGAAGCTTTTGAAAAATATTTAAGAACAGGAGATAAAAGCATTGAGGGATTAGAAAAAGCTGCAATAGGAACAGGACAGGCAACAGTATTAATTCCAACTATATTATCACATGAAATACTGAAAGAAACTAAAGAAGTTTCAAATTTCCTAATGCAAGGGAAGGTTTATCAAGGTAGTGGTGACTATATAAAAATACCTGTCAGAAATGATATAACGCCAGCTAACCAAATTGTCAAAGAGGGACAAGGGAATACGCAAGACGGAGCTTTGGCGTACACTCATAAAGAATTAAGAGCAGGATATAGACAGGTTAGATATCCAATTACTGATGAGTTGGTGCAAGATAGTGCTTTTGATATGGTAGGAGAACTTAAAGAGGCAATATCAGAAGAATTCGGACAAACATTATCTGATTTAACAGTAAAAGGGACATATAATGCTTCTACAGAACAGTACATTGAGGGATTTTTAACAAATACAGCTATAACAGGTGCAGCTATTACGTCAGCAACAACTAAAAAAGTAACAGCTGATGACTTAGTAAAACTGGAAACAGGAATGAAAGCAAGTTACAGACAAGGGGCAGCTTACTTTGTTTCGCCTAAACTTTACGAAGAAATGAAGTTGTGGAAAGACGCTGATGGAAGATTTTTGTGGGCTAACATCATAGAGGGAGCAACAATGAAATTCAATGGATACCCAGTATATGTTGAAGAGTTCCTTGAAGACATAGACACTGGGAAATATCCAGCTGTATTTTGTGACTTTAAAAAAGGTTATGCTTATTACTTGAAAAAAGGATTTGAGCAGGAACTGCACAGAAACGTGAACGAAAGAACAACAGAATATTACACAAGAATTAGAATAGGTGGAGGAGTAATAAGACCTAAGGCGTTCTCTGTACTGAAAGTAAAATAGGAGTGATTTGAATGTTAATCACAATAGAAGACTATAAAAAAATAACGGGTAAGACCTTAGCTGATGAAGAATTGGCTAAGGTTGAAACTTTGTTAATGGCAGTTGTCGGTCACATTGAAAATATACTTGGATACGAGCTTGAAGAACATGAAATTGTTGAATTTTATCCTTATATGAAAAATATATATTTAAATCATAGACCAGTCATAAAAGTCACAAATGTTTTTATATCAGGAGAAAGTGACAAAGAAATGCGTAATTTTAGGTATGGCAAAAGTTCAAATTTTATAACTCTTATAAAATACAGAGAATGTCCGTGTTGTTACAGGCAAGAAAAAGAAGTAGAAATAACTTATACAGCAGGATACAAAGAACTCCCAGACTGGCTTAAATTTGAAATAGTCGGACTTGTAGATGACTTTATAAATAGCTTTGACGAAGAAATAAGCAAATATACAAGCTACAAGATAGATGACATAGCTTATTCAATGAGAGATATGCTGACAACTAGGAACGATAAGCTGAATAACATAGCGAGGTTGATATATGGCTAGTATAGTTGAAGAGTTAGGAGATTTGGAAAAGCTGCAAAAGGAACTGGAGTATTTACAGACACATGCTGTAAAAGTTGGAGTATTAGGAAATGGCAGTGCTGATGGAGTTTCTGTACAGGACTATGCGATATTTAACGAATATGGAACAAGCCATATTCCAAAAAGACCATTTTTCAGATTATCTGTTGGGACTGAAAATGCACAGAATAGAATTAAAGAATATATGAACATGCAGATTGAAATGATTATACAGGGAGAAATTTCAGGACAAGAGGCATATGAGAAACTGGGTTCATTTGTTGTTCAGAAAATAAAGAAGACGATAATGAACGGAGATTTTGCACCGCTTAATCCAAAAACTATAAAGAGGAAAAGACATAGTAGACCACTTATAGATACCCGCTCGCTAATCAATTCAATTTCTTATGAGATTGTAGGTGTATAGAATGGCACATAAGACATTTATTCCAAAGCGTTTTTTTAGCAAGTGTAAGATATCAAAGAAAACTAGCGAGTGGATTAATTCAGAGCTGGTTGAAGTTGATGAAAGCAAGGAGTTCGAGGGAGCTGTATTAAATTTAGGTAGACAGGATATAAAAATGCTATCTGACCAGGGAATACAGGTTACACTAGATAGTAAAAAAATATACTGTTACATAGATATTGAGCCAAAACAAACCATTGAATTTGAGGGCAACAGCTACATTGTAACAACTGCTAGAAATTATATGAAACATGATAAGCTTAGAGTTTATTACATTGAGAGGGTACAGGAATGAAAAATGAGAAATTAAGAAAATTATTGGCTAGTTTTGTAGACTTTCAGATTATACGTGACGATTATATAGCTAAAAAACCGCAAGAATGTGCTGTAATGCACACAGTAAGTCTGACAAAATCAGCTTATAGTGCATACAGGACTGTAGAAACAACAGAAGAAAGCATTAAGGAACAGGCAACAAGGCTTGTTTATGCTTATTTTCAAATTGATTTCTATGCTCCAACGCAGGCAAGGGCAGAAGAAATGGCAAGTGAATTGCTTGAAGTAATAGTATTTAAAAAAAGGCACGAACTTGTCAGAAGTGGTTTTGGATTAAGTGAAGATGAAATAGAAATAAAGGACTTAACTTTCCTTGAGGGTAGCCAATATATTTACAGATTCAGCTTTGATGTAGAAATAAACTGGCGAGAAACAAGCGAAAGAGTAAGACAGTTAATAAAAGATGTAAAAGTGGAGGTAGAAAATGGCTAGAAAAAAAGTAAAAGTAGTAGTAAATAGACCTAGAAAACCTTTAGTAATGGGAGATTTTAGTAAAATTTTATTTATCACTAAAGAGGCAGACAAGGACTATAAAAGATACACAACTTTAAAGGAAGTTGAAACGGATTTTGGAAATACTTCATTAATGTATAAAGGAATAAATACATTCCTTTCGCAAGAGGATTTTGATGGCAATAGATTACAGCCTGAACAATGGTTTTGTGTAGGTAAAACAACACCTAATGAGGCATTCTTAAACGGATTGCCTGAGGGTGAATTTTATGGAGTGGTTGTGGCATTCTATGACAAGGCATTTATAGCGTTACTATCGAAATATCTGACTAGAACTGGAAAGTTTGGAGTAGTTCTTAATACAGATGGAGATAAGACCCCTGAAAATATAAGGGAAAGTAAGAGAATATATTACATGTTCGGAACAGAGGGAAAAGATAACCTCGACATTTTTGGACTGCCAGCATGGACATTCGTTCAAGGTATAAACGGGCGTTGGTCTGACAGAAGAATTTTAGGTGTAGAGCCTAGCTGTAATGACACAACTAAGTCAGCAAAGCTAGACGAACTATTTATAAACTACACAGAAAGCAGAGTTGGATTTAATGCTGTTACGAGTGGCTCATGGTGTGCTGATGGAATTACACACGCAGACCAGACTATTAAAATAGATGCAATAACTCATGCTATTGATACTAATTTAAACAGGCTCTTAATAATGCGTAAAAATACAACAATGGATTCAGACGGAATTCCAAGTATTGAGGACATGTTAATTAGAGCTATGACAGAATTAGGAAAGCAGGGAGCATTTGCGAAGAGTAACAATGGAGAATACTTATTTAAAGTTACCGTTCCAAATATAGAAGATACATCAGCAACTACAGGACTGACTGTAGATGACTATATAAATAGAGTGTTAAGAAATGTAAAAATAAATTTTACACTTTCAACAGAAATTGAAGAAATTGAAGTTGAGCTGGTATGGCACGATGAGCCAATAACAATATAGGAGGTAGAAAATGGGTAATAATTTTTTAGAAAAATCAGTTGATTTAAGTAAAGTGGATTTAATTATAACTTTCCCGGGAATAGGAACTTATATGATAAAAGAAGCTAAAGAGATTAATAATAATCCAACTGAAGATTCGCACACAATGGGAGACCCTGACATCAAAGGGAATGTTCCGACAATTCAGACAAGAGTAACAAAAAGGGAAATTAAAGTTACAACAGTAAAAGGATCAGATGATGACATCTTTTTAACTAAATGTAATAAAAATCCTGATGGGAAATTAGGAACATTAACATATATAGATAATACAGGAATGAACAAGGTAGTTGGAATAGGTTCAGGGGTATCTGTACAAAAAGGTGGAGAAAGAAAGAATAATACTAAAGATATCGAGATTGAATTTACAGTACAGGCTGCAAAATATGAAGAACAGGTATAGGAGGATATAAAAAATGGAAGATAAAAGAACAGAAACAATTGAGGAAACAAAAGAACAAAATAACGTATTTATTGATGAAATGGGAAGACTTAATATAAAAGGTCAGGAAATATACATCAATGAGGACGGAGATACAAAAGAAGTAGATTTCAGGCTAACTAAACCACAAAATACACAGATGTATCAGAAAGCATATTTAGATTTAGTTGCAAAATATGATTATTTAACTTTCGCTGGAATATTATTGCCAAAAATGGTTGAAAAACCAGTTGAAGCAAGAAAAGTAGACTTTTTCGAACATGATACTGAAGCTCTTGTTGAGATATGTGAGGTTATAGTTGACTACATGGGAAAGTCGAAAGAGAAGAAGAAAAGAAAATTAAACATGAAATTGAAATAGCAGGAGATGACTATGAAAACCCATTAATCAAAGCAAAATGGGAATTTATAGTCAGGAATAAAATTAAAGACCCTAACGTTGTTCTTGATATGAGCAATGTTAGGTTCTTTCAATGGATACAGGCTATCAATGATTTTGGTAAAAAGGAGTAATTAACATGGCAGGTAAAAATAAATTAGAGATTTTAATTAATGCAAAATCAAATGTAGACAGTGCAATAAATAAGATTAGAGGAAAAATGAGAAGTATTTTACCTGTTGCCGACAATGTTGAAAAGAAAGTTGGAAACATTGGAAATAATATACATGGTAGTGGAATACAGAAACTTAGAAGTAAGATGGTAAGCGTCCTGCCAACAGTTGGCAAGGTAAATGGAGTTATTTCAAGGCTTGGAAATAAAATAAATGCTAATGGTGTCAACAATCTAATTAATAGACTGGATAGAATTCCTTTTGTAGGGAAAAAGATTTCAGGAGTTTTTGACAAAACAAGAGACAAAATTAATAGAATTATTTTTTCAGCAAATCCGCTTGCTAACTCTTTCAAGGCAGTTGGAAAGGCAGTACAGAATGCTTTTAAATCTGGAATTCTTAGTAAGTTTACAGGAGCTATGAAAAAAGTCGGAAGTGGAGTTAAAAGTTTAGCTGGAAAATTCAATTTTTTAAAAAGTAATATAGCAAAATTAGCTGGAATGATAGGAATTGTAATTTCTTTAGGTGCGGCAGTTAACTTTGTTAAGGAATCCGTTAGCGCTTATCAACTACAGTCACAAAGTGAACAGAAACTACAGTCAAATATTCAGATAGTAGGAGCTTATAAGAAAAATCCTAATACTATGAACAAAGTATTTGAGGAATTTAAAGGAGAAGCAAGCAGAATACAAAGTAAAGGCGTGTATGGCGACGAACTTGTAATGGCTGGACAGGCACAGTTGTCAACATTCCAGCTGACTAACAAAGAGATTAATATGCTAATGCCTAAAATCGCCGATATAGTTGCTAACCAAAAAGGAATGAATGGAACTGCCGAGGACTTTTATGGAACAGCTAACATGATAGGAAAAGCAATGAGTACTGGACAATTAGCCGCATTGAGAAAAGTTGGAATTGCGTTAACAGATAATGAGGCAAAGCAATTCAAATCTTTAAATACTGCTCAAAGGGCGGCGATGATGCAACAGATACTAGAAAGAAATGTCGGTAATGTAAATGAAGCATTAGCAAATACTCCTGAGGGTAAAATTCAACAGGCTAAAAACTTATGGGGTGATATGCAGGAAGAAATAGGAAAAGCTGCAATTCAAATTGGTGGAAAGCTGGCTCCTGGAATAACAGCAATGATACCTTATGTCCAGCAGTTCGGTATACAGCTTGTGGAAAACTTAAGTAAAGGCTTTGATGTAGTTACACAGTTGTTTTCTAAATTGAATTTTGCTCCTTTAATGGGTCCACTTGCAACACTCGGAAATACAATTATGGGAATATTTAACTCCATGAGCGGTGGAAAAGGGCTGACAGATGGATTTGCAGGAGCGTTAAACGGATTAATTGCTTTTGGTGGAACGGTTGCAGGAGTAATTAACGGAGCTTTGCAAGGAATTAATTTTGAGCAAGTAGGACAGATAATAGGAAATATAGGAAATGCTTTTTCTACATTATTCCAGACTATTGATTTTGGAAGCATAGGAAATCTATTTGGAATGACATTTAATATAATAATGCAGGCATTAACTATGATAACACCTTTACTCGCACCAATTATGCAGACAATAGGAATGATAGTTAATTATGTTATTCAAGTTGCAACGGCAATAATGCCGATTATAGGAATAATAATTCAAATAGGAGCGGTATTGCTCGGAATAATAGTTCCCGTTGTACAGGTAGTAATAGGAATATTTATAGGAATGTCTTCAACGATAGTTGGCGTGTTTTCAACAATTATTGGGGTTGTTGCAAGTATAATGAGCGGTATTTTAGGAGTTGTTTCAGGAGTAATAAATGCCATAGGTGGAGTAATCAATCAAATTTCAATATTCTTTACTAATGCTTTTAACAAGGCAAAAAGCGTGGCACAGAGTGCCATAAATGGCATTAAAGGATTTATTGATGGATTGTTTGGAAAAATAGGTGAGCTTGGCGGAAAAATTTCCAATGCTGTATCTAAATTCAATATTTTTAAAGGATTTGGAATAGGAAAAAGTTATATTGGAGCTAAGTCCTGGAGAGGTGGACTGACTACAGTGGCTGAAAAAGGTGCGGAAATGATTAAACTTCCAGGCGGTCAGCAGTTCCTAGCAGGACATGAAATGCTCATGAATTTACCACAAGGTACTGAAATTTCAACAGCAGAGGCAACGAGAGGAATACTTGAAGATGGACTGAGTGGAATGAAAAAGACATTTAGTGCAAATGGTAAGGCTTCAACAACTAACAATTCAACAACGAATAAAGGCAACAACAATAAATATGTATTTTCTCCGACAATTGTTATTGAAAACACAGGAGAAAACGGCAATGAGCTAGAAAAAAAGGTCAAGAAAATTTTGAGAGAATTTTTTGACGACAGTTTCGCAATGATGGGAGGTTAGAGTAATGGATTTTAGCAATTTAAACGCAATGAAAAACAGTTCATTAGGTAAAATAGCATATAACAAAGCTAAAGAAAAAGGATTTAGCTTAGGATTGAACAGTTTTTTAGGAACAGCAGGAGCTGGAATTTATGGAGTTGCTTTAGCTCATTCGGATCAAGTAAATAATTTTTTTCAAAATAGATTTGGATTTAAACTCTTTGAAGACGCTGACAGATGTAAAATCAATGATATTCCACTTGAATGGGTACATATAACAAGTGATGATAGAAGTAGCAGCGTCAAGACGCATTCGCTTGAGGACAGGGACAGCACATTGATAAGCAGTAATGTATCGCATGGGAACAGAAAATACAATATTTCTGTTCTCCTTACTCAAATTGGAACTGAAAATCCTGAAGCGGTGTATGCTGAAATAGTGGAATTATGGCAAAAAAAGGAACTCTGTACAATTTCAACAAATGAAACAATAGAAGATATGGTTATCACTAAGGTTTCAAGGAACTATGAACATCAGACCGCTATAAAATTTGAAATAGACTTTGAAGTTCTTGAATTTGCTTATCTGATGAAAAAAGGTCAGGTTCTTGAATCTGAAAAAACTATTTTAAAAGAAGAACAGAAAACAGGAGTAGCAGGGACTAAAAACAGTGGCTTTGATTTTTGGGGGTTTCTGAAATGAGAATAGAAATAGATAAAAACAAAATACCTTATGTCTTTACATTTAAAAGCGGTAGTGAAATTTATTTACTTAGAATAAAGCATTTTAAGACTAATGATCGTATTTACGTTGACATAATGGACGAAGACGGAGAAATATTACTTGAAAATGAAAAACTTATCTGTGGAAGACCATTGGGCTGGTTTATGCTGGAAGATGACAATAAAAATATAAATAATGACTTCCTTAACTGTTATATAGTTCCACTTGCACAGGATAATAAAGAAATTCCAGTCACTTTTGAGAACTTCTGTGAAACTGTATTTCTTGAATACTTTGAGATAGAAGAGGATGAAGAAGATGTTGAATAAATTGTTTTTAGAAAGAACTGAAATAAAGATTGAAACAGATGATGGAGATTTAAATTTCATTTTTCCAAAAGATTTCAACTTAACAGATCCGCAAATAATTAACGGAGTAGAAATAAAATGGAACTATAAATCCGTTAATGAAGAGCCGAATGAATTTAACATTGAAATACACGGTTTGACAAATACTACAATAGCTAAAATCAAGCTTAAAAACGATATCAGACTTGTTGCAGGGTATGGAACAGATATTGGAGAGGTAGCAAGTGGAATAATTACTAAAAAAGAAGTTGAAAAAGGAACTTTAAAGCTTAAATGCCGAGAAGTTCCAGCTGATTTTAGAAAGCTTGTAAGTTCCGCATATGCTCCTGGAACTAATGCAAGTACAATAATTAATGATTTGGCTAGTAAATGCGGATTTACTGTAAAGCAATGTGAATTAAAGACTGACAAGGTATACAGCATAGGCGAAAGTATATTGGGCAGTGCTTTATATGAAATAAGTCAGATTGTCAAGGATTGTAACAGTCAGATGACAACAAAAAATGATTTTATTTATATATATCATGATGAAGTCGATACTGAAAAAGTCATTAAATTGAGCTATCAAAGTGGGCTACTGGAAGAACCTAAGCCTCAAAATGTTGAAGAAATAAGCTATAAAGTTGAAAAAGAAAACAAAGGAAAAACTTCAAAGTCTGGAAAATCTAAAAAAGGAAGTAAGAAATCCTCAAAAAAAGGGGGTAAAAATGGCAAAAAAGGAAAAGGGAAAAGCAAAAAATAATAAAAAAGAAGAAAAAAACAAGAATTCTAAAAAAGCTAAGGAAACTAAAAAGGATAAAAAAACAGAGAAAAAAGAAGAGCTTAAATATGATTATGAAGTCAAATGCTTACTAATTTATCAGTTAAAAAAAGGTGATCTAATTGAACTTATAAGCAATGAAATATCTACAATATGTCAGATTGTTGAAATATCTGATATAAGTGATTTTGTAATGACTTTAAAAGTAAGAGTAATTAATAACTCTTCTGATATTAAGAAAAACAATGCTGAAATAAAGCAAATCGAAAAGTCTGAAAACAAAAAAGGAAAAACTGTTCAGACGAAAAGAAAGGGGAAAAAGAAATAATGGAAGAATATTTAAAAGCCATGATTGGAAGAATAGATACCTCCATTATAGCTAAAATAACAAAGGTATATTCAAATGGCTTTGTAGATGTCGAGCCTGTAGCTGAATACAAGGAAGTTAATTTGCCCCCTATTTTGTATGTTCCGATGTGTCAGATTGGAAACAGAAACATAAATATCAAGCTAAATTTTAAGGATGGAGATATTGTTCCGCTGCTTATATGTAGTCGAGATATAAGCGGATACATTACTAAAGAAACTAGCATTGTTAATACTAACAAAAGACATAATCTGACAAACGCTATTGCTTTGCCAATTTTGATTTCTACTGATCTGACTGCTGTAGATATTCCTGAAAATATAGAGATAAACGGAGATGTTATTTTAAATGGCGATTTAACTGTAAACGGAAATACTGAAATAACAGGAAAATTAAAAGTTGGAAGTATTGAAAGCGGACCGATTAAAGCAGAAAGCATTGATACTGATAGTGGAGTGAGCAAAGGCGGAACTCCTTATATACATCCGTAGGAGTGTGATTTATGGATATAAAACTAAACAATGCAACAGGAGAAATATATGTTGAAAATGGAGATGTACAGTTTTTTCAAGTCAGAGAAAAGTATTTTGAAGTTATTCAGCAAATAGTATTGATGTTGCATGTAAGAGAGGGAGAGCTAGACTATGACACAGAATATGGCTTGAACTTTGAAAAGCTCTTTGGAACACATGGAAATGAAAATGAAGTGATAGAACATATAAGAAATAAAATCTACAATAATTTTAAGGATTATTTGAAAAGCTGCTTTGTTGAAGTCTATGAGTTTGAAAGAAGAAAATTGAAATTGAAAATAGGGCTTGTATTTGCAGATGATGAAAAAATGCTAATGGAAGGAGTTGGAATAGGTTGGCGAGAATAACAGTTAACACAGTACAGGACAATATGAATATATTGAATAATGAACTTAAATCATTACTGAAAGATGACCATTCTAACGATAAACGGAGTGCCTGGTTTATGCTTATGTTCCCTGTTGCTAGACTTATGAGAGTTAAGATGGAACGTCAGCAGATACAGGCAGATAAAATGAATTTGCTGAACTGTGAGGGAATAGAAATAGATGAACATCTTTCAAATAGTCCGTTTTTTTTCAAAAGGAAACAGGAAAGCAAGGCAACGGTAAATATTGAATTAATTGGAGGACTTAATGTTTCTCTTGAAATAGGAGATGTAATCGTTGAAGCAAACGACGGAACAAGATATACACTTTCGGAAAATGGAACACTGAATAATAAGACAACTTTTAAATTTGAATGTAATATTGCAGGAGAACAAGGAAACAAGGAAATGGGTAGCATTATAAAGCTCGTTAAAGTTGTTAATGGCGTATACGACTTTAAACAAAATGAAGTTGCAGCAGGGGGACAGGAACAGGAAACAGATAACGCTTATATAGAGCGTTGGTTTCTAAGCAGAAACGAAAGTGAATGGAATTTGGATGGAATAAGGGCTGAAATTCTAAAACAAGAGGGTGTTAAATCTGTCTATGCTGACGAAAATAAGACAATGTCAGTTGACACTAAAGGGCTAGAGCCGAAGTCAATTGTATTAATAGTAGACGGTGGAAGAAATGAGGATATAGCAAAAGCAATATGGAAAAAAAAGGATCAGGCTATTCAAATGAATGGAGATACTATTGTAACTGTCAAGGATAATCAGGGAATAGACAGAGAAGTGAGATTTTATAGACCGAAAAAAAGAGAAGTACAGGTAAAAATCGAGTTCCAAAAAGCTGATGGAGTAAATATTTTTGAAGAAAATTTAAGAGATATTGTTAAGGAATATATTAAATCTGTGAAAGTAGGAGAATATATTACAAGTTATAAATGTGAAAGTGAATTTATAAGAACAGTATACTCTGCAGAAAAGCTTTTAAATATAGATGTTTCTTTTAAGCTGAAAGAAACATCAGGAAACAATTTTGTCAAAGTATTGAAATTAGGTTTTAACGAGGTGGCGAAGTATGCAGAATAATTATGATTATTTACTGTCTAAATGCCCCTGGTGGCTTAAAAAAAACGAAAATGTACAGGCATTTTATAAAGCTGTAGCAAAACTTTTTGATGAAATTGATAACATTTATAATTTGCTGGAGAAACAGCATTTAATAGATTATGCGACAGGAGAGTTTTTGGACGACTTAGGCATTAAATTTAACGTCAGCAGAAACGGACAAACTGATGACAGATACAGAAACAGAATCAAACTGGCTATGAGGAAATATAAGTTAATTCCGAATTTAGAAACAATAAGCAATATCGGAGAAATGTTCACAGGATTAACTCCAGTCATAGAGTTGAATACTAATAACGAACATGCACTTTACGATGTCAAATTTGTAAGCGACAGAGATTATGATTATTCTTTGATTGATGAACTTGACTTAAATAGTATTGTTGGCGGTGGAGTTAAAGTAAATACTTTAAAATGTTTGGATAATTACATAGTTGGAATGAGATTTGGAAGAAAAACATTAGGTCAAAATGTAATTAAAAATGAAGTTAAGAGAAATCCTGTTTGTAATTTTTCTTATTCAGCATTTGGAAGATTTGGGAGAAATAAGCTAGGTCAATTTGATTTAGGAAAAGATAATATGATTAATTTAAAATAAGGAGGTAATATGGCTAAATTAACTAAATTTAAAGCACAACAAGTTGAATTTCCATCTCATTATAAAGTGGAAGATACAAATAGAGGAGATACTAAGATTAAAAATATAATTCCAGCTTTTGGAACTATAAGAGAAAACGGAACTCCTGAGACTGAAGAAATATATAACGGATTGCAGCTTGGAAACGTGCATACGTTACAGGCTAATAAAACAACAAATCTGAATATAGATTATTATGTCTGCAATTTGGAGGGGTTAACAGAATTTGGAGTAAATAATGACTTAAAATTAAGAATAAATGTTGATACTAAAAACACAAATACAACAACAAAATTAAGACTAAATAATGTTGATTACACGTTGCTAAAAGAATACAACGGAACTTTAAAGCAGATAGAGGCTGGAGACTTTAAACCTAACAAGTCATATGAATTAACATACAACGGAAATCAATTTGTAATAATAAATATTACTGAATATGGAACAGAATCAGATACAGTTTTAGAGGGAAAAAGACTGGCAGAAATAATTGGACTGGAATTTGGAGGAAATATTCAAGATATAGGAACAAAAACAGTAGGAAAATTCTATTATGATACCGGTACAAAACATTATTTTGAATGCGTGAGTAATAATAATTTAACTTATGTAGATGTTGCTAAATTTAAACCTATTTCTAACAAACCAATTTCGGATAAATTAGAAAACCTATATAGTTTTAGGCAAGAGGAAGTAAGGTTAAATAGTGCAAATGGATTAACACAACAAATTTTTAATCTTATTTCTGTTGGGAGTTTAAGAATAATTAGTTTTTCCAATCTTGGCGTAAAAAATGAATACGAAACTAAATTTGTAAATATCCCAGATTGGTTTTGCAAAAATGCAGTTACTTTAAATTTTTCTGCCGCAAATGGAACGGGCGGATCAGGCGGAGAAGTTGCAGAATGTTACTTTAATGCCACAGAAAGAAGTTTAAGTATTTATCCTAGTATAAGAAATGGTCATGTCGGAAACTTGCAAATGACAGGACAAGGAGTAACCGTAGCAAGAATTTAATAAAAATTAGGAGGTAAAAATATGAATGTAATGTATATTTATAAAAAGGATGATTTAGAGTTAATAGCACAACCCGTTATTACAACAGTAAATGAATTTAAGGAAAGTCCCGAAAAATTTTATCCCGATTGGAATAGTGAAACTATGGCATATTCTGAAACTTTATTAATTAATCCAATTATTGATAAAAATGGAGAATTGAGAGAAATGACAGAATATGAAAAAGCAAAAGCAGGAAAAATAACATTAAAAGAAGGGCAATACTTAGATGAGAGTAGCAAAATCATTATAACGGTGCCAAAACCTAATCCATACAGCGTATGGAAAAATACTATATGGGAAGAAGATAAAGTTTTAAAATTACAATATTTAAAAGATGAACGTTATAAAAAACAACAAGAATATTTAAGATATAAACATGAGTTGGAAGAAAAACAAAAGGAAAAAACAGAATTTGAAGAGCTCGGGTTTGACACTTCTGAAACAGAAGAAAGAATTATAGAAATAAATGCAGAAATGGATTTGTTGAAAAAGGAAATAACTAAATTAAGTAAAGAAATAAAAACATTGGAAAAGGAGGTGAAAGAGTAATGGAACAAAGATTTAAAAAAATATTTGAGTATCTACTTAAAGTAGAGGGTGGATACAGTAACGATAAATATGACAGCGGGGGGAAAACAAAATATGGAATAATAGAAGTTGAAGCTCGGAGATACGGCTATAAGGGACATATGAGAGATATGCCGATATCCATAGCTGAAGATATCTATAGAAAGAAATACTTTTTAGGAAATCGGTTAAATGAAGTGGTAAACGACAAAATATCCTTATCTATATGCGACTGGATTGTAAATTCTGGCAACTGGGGAGCAAAAAAGGCACAACAGGCGATTAATTTAATAGAGGGTAGACAAGTGTTAGCTACAGACGGGAAAATAGGAAATAACACCCTTTTTGCCCTGAATAACGTAAATTCTGAAAAGTTTTTACAAGTTTACCACGACTTACAAAGAAAGTTTTACAGAAGCATTGTATCAAGCAGACCAACACAAAAAGTTTTCCTTAAAGGTTGGCTAAATAGGGTTGATAGAAAAGAAAAATTTATAAAAAATAATTTTTAA